GCTTTCTGGACTATTCTACAAGCGCAATTACCTTGGTTTGTGGTGCCTTGCGGAAGGTGCTATCTTTGATTTTTTTGATAGGTCTGTTCATGTTTTACGTCGCCCTCCTTGTGCTGCTGAGTATTGGGTGGCTGCTATTGATTATGGCTCGGTTAATCCTTTCGTGTGCTTACTTCTTGGTGTTAGTACTGGCCGACTTAATCAGACTGGTAAAAGAATATGGGTGGAAAAGGAGTTTTACTGGGATCCAAAACGAGAGGGAAGGCAGAAAGTAAACTCTGAATATGCTAGAGATGTGCAGGAATTCCTTGAGCCCTATGCAGTGCGAAATATATATCTAGATCCAAGTGCAGAGGCTTTTCATCTTGAGCTTAGAAAACTTGGTATGCATGTTGTCCATGCTAACAATGACGTTGAGAATGGTATTCAAAATACTATTTCAGAGATGGCAAAAGGCAATCTATATATACTTGAGAACTGTGTTAACACGATTAGAGAGATGGAAAGCTATGTATGGGATCCAAAAGCTGCTCAGCAGGGCTATGACGAGCCACTTAAGAAGGATGACCATTGCATGGACGCGCTTAGATATGCTATACATTCGCATAAGGTGAGTGTATATGAACCTTACAAGCACAATCCGAATGACTATAGACAAAATAGGTTCAATAGAGGGTTTTGATGGAAGAAATTATCGACTATAAAGAAATGTTTGAAAATCAAATAAAGATCAATCAACAGCAAACTATGGAAATACAGAAGGCCTATCAAAAGATAGAAAGACTAGAGAAAACCATAAAGGAACAAGAGCGAGAGATTGTACGTTTGAATTATGGCCGGCCTCCTTCTGGTCCATGTTAGATTGTCTAAAGCACTACAGTAACACAATATCATTGTCATACTGTAATATTGTATTACAGCCATACTTACATTTTATGTACTTTTAAAGGAAGGTTTTATGAAAGAACCAGATATAAAAAATATCATCGAACATTTAGAGAGAATTCTCAATAACATTCGCGAAAGATGGGACACATCAGAAAAATTACTTGAAACATTAAAAAATCCATTGTTGGTTGATGATAGAGCTTTAGCAGGGAGAATTCATTGGCTCAATGAGCGCATGCTTCATTTAGAAAATGTCATATTGAAGTTTGATTTAGGAACAACATATGGAGAAATAAGATATATAGGAAATCGGTTAAATGAAATCGAAAAGCTTCTTTTTAAAATGCAAAAAGAAGGGATAAAGCAAAATGTCGAATTGGAGTTTAAAATCGATGGATACAATATTTCAAAAGCGGAAAAGCAAATAAACAGGCTTGGATCAAAAGACATTAAACCAAATTTAACCGATGATGACGATAATAACATAAAGGCATTATTGAGTGAACTTACTGAAAGGGAAAGAAATGCTATTATTCATCGCATCGGATTATTTGGTAATGATAAATGCACCTTTACCAAACTTGGAAAAATATTAAAACTTTCATCTAGTCGAGCTGCGTATTGGTATCGAAGAAGTTTGAGAAAATTAACACATCCCACGCGCGAAAATAGATTAAAAGAGATCAAAAACATAAATTTAATTAATGCCGTACAAGCGTTTTTAATGAGAATTGGCAGAACGTCGATAATATTCGCATGCATGGAATAAATGGTGTAATAATACAGTAACACTGTAATACAGTCATACAGTATTAGAATTCTAGTTCCTCTTTTCGTTTGATGCCTAAACGAATCAAAGCCCGTATGATTGCCGATGTGTTTAGGGGCTTGCCTGCTTTATTGATTGCATATATGGTTAGGTCGTTAAGAATAAGCTTATCTTCTGGCTGTACTGTACAAGAAAGTTGAGGACTAACTCTACCATTCTTCTTTTCAGACTTGCTTTGTGCTATATTCTCAATTTCAGCAAACTTATCGCGTGTTCTTTCTTCTGTTACGCGCTGTGCATCGCCGACATCTTTGAGCTTGCGTATGGGTTTATTTTTTGCCATCTACGATCCTTTTAATTTCCTTAACCAATTCTCTAACCTCTGCAACAGCTTCTGGATTGCCAAGATCTGAAATGTGCCCTTCGCCATATCCAATATCCTGATATGCTATCCTCAAGCCTATTTTCGTTTTAAGGCTTTTTAGACCTAGCAAGCTTTCGCCTTCTGGAATGCCCTCGCGATGCGCGGAGGTTTGTTTTTGGTAGAAATTCCATAGCAAACGAATCTCGCCAGATGTATGCGCTTTGACTAGCTCAACATATTTAATCTGTGCTTTGAGGTCTCTAGGGCTTGGTCTTGATACAATTAAGTTTAGATCGCTTAATTTGGCTATAACTTCAATGAGAGCAGGGTCTTCATGAATGCTGCGAGGGTTTCCGTCTATTATCAGATAATCATATCCCTGCTTAGATAGTTGCTTTCCTTTTTCCCATAGCTGAGCCTTGTTACCGACTGAAAAGACGTCGAATGGTATTTCTGCATTTAAAGCTTTAGCGCTGACACAAGTTCCCTGAACATCTGCATCGAGTATGGCGACTTTAGCTTTGCTTTTAGATAGTTCCCAAGCGGTTATAAGTGCTACAGAGCTCTTTCCAGAGCCTCCTTTAGCACCAACCGAGCTGATTATCTTCATGTGTTACTCCATTACTGTATTACAGTATTGCTGTAATATTGTGGCGTTGTAGTGTGATATGATAGTGATACTGTAATATTGTGGTGTAATATCATTGTATTGTAAATTTATGATATTTTTGCTTGGCATTTTCTTCGTGTGTAGTGAACGTGCTGTGCAAGAAATATGAGACAAGGTAAAAAAAAGCTCTGAAAAACGTACAGGTTTCTCAGAGCATGAAAGCTATTCGACCAGCTTTGTATCATTGAACTTAACATAATTAGTGTCCGATTTTCAAGAAATAATATTTTTTGAATCTTACATATTGGGTCTTAAAGATATTCTATAACAATTCTTATTTTCCTTTTTTTTCGATATATGGAAATTTCATTAGCCACTTATCTTTTGCATCTTCAGCAAAAAAATTTCTCAATTCTTTTTGAATAGGTTGATTGTCTAAATCATTTAACATATCCATGACTTGCGCTATTGTAATATGGTCGATGTGCGCTCCATGCAATATTTCATTTTTGATATTTTCCCAAATCCGTTCAGCATTATTGCGCGCATTTATATTTTCTTGTTCTGGTGTAGATAAAGGTTTATTTTCTTTTTTTGCGCGATTCTGTCGCTCTCTCCTGCATTCTTCAATTAATTCTTTAGGCTCTTTGTATGGAAATGGATCTTCAATTGTCAAATAAACCATAATATAATTACTCCAAAAACCATAAAATTAAACAAAATGAAGCTCCAATTAAACACCATGTAGTGTTATTTTGTCTTGCTTTTTCATCGTTTTCAAACATACTATAAATTCCCAAAATGAGAAATTGGAAAGCTGATAGGATTAAGTATGCGCTCATTTTTATGATTACTTTCTTTTATATTTTGGATTTTCATTCCCAGAATATGTTTTTCCATCGCTTGGACTATTCCAAATGTCATTAATTTTTTTATAAAAAGAACCATCGTATAAATCATCTTTTCTTCTGCAAGATCTATTGCTTTCTTTTTTCCATTTTTTCATTTCTCCAACTTGTGTTTTGGCGATTGTCCCAAAAGGTTTCTTGTACGATCTGCTCATATCAAATTATTCTAAGTTGTCGATGTTGATGTGGATTTGCTGCAAATAACAATTTTTCGTATTGGTCTAATGATATTCTAGTTCTTCCTTTTTCGTATTGAGCATATGAATTTGGAGAGTTTGATCCTAATCTTTCGGCAGCTTCGCGAACTGTGGAACCGCTTTGCTCTCTCTGTTTTCGAAGAGATAATGCTAACAATAGTTTATTGTTGTTGGCTGTTATTCCAATCACGGATTTTTTGTAATCAATGATAACTAAATCAAATCCTTCAATTTCAGACTCAAAATAGTATATCATGTAATTCATTATTGCATCTTTAATCATGAATAATGCTTCTTTTCTAGTCTTTCCTTGAGTCATCATATCTAAAGAAGGCACTTCAACAAGCCAATGATTTTTATTTTTCCAAATTTTACCTTGTAATTCCATAACCTACCTCTTGTTTTCTCCAGGATATCTTTCTGCTTTCTTTAAAATACTTCTAGCTAGCAATTCGTTAACTTCAGCATGTCTTGGTACTTGATTGTCGATTTCCCCATTAGTCCATATATCATGATTTCCTCCATGACGAACAAACCACCAGCCATTACTTTTCAACTTCTTCTCGAGATCGCGCTTTTTCATTTACCCTCTACATTAATTAATTATACATAAACTTATGTACAATGTCAAGATGTTTAAGAAAATAAGGTTCAATTCTTGTAATAATAAAATATTTACTGTACAATGGCCACATTAGAGACATTCTATTGCGGAGGCCCTATTTCTTTCTACTATCCCCCGTGGAATAATGCATTGGAGCCTAACCAGGGCAATATCAGACAATGGCTGGATAACCTGTATTCGAAATTTCAGCCTATTGAACAAGCACGCTGGAATCAGGCCAATATCGATACGCTTTTCTATGCTGGTAGCCAAACTTTCGTTAACCGCTACTTCAATTTTTCTCCTACTACTTCATATCAACAATACTATTTTAACCTGATTCAACAGCCTGTGAATATGATAACTGGTTATCAGCGCCAGCATAGAAAAAACGTTAGCTATGTAGCTATTGAAGGAGCTGACCCGCAGACTACAGATCAATACACTAAGCTAATGACACACGTGTTCAATAAAGAGCATATTCATGAAGCATTTTCGCGCGCCTGTGAGCTCGCTACTGTATCGGGAATGGTTTTGCTTCAACCCTATCTAGATTATAGTCTAGATGATCAAGCTCAAGGGTCGTTGAGGTTCAAAGTATGGGAATATAATTCCTTCCTTGTCGACCCTTATTTTCGCTCTTTTGATATGTCCGATGCGCAGTTTGTGTGGTGCCAAGAGTACATAAGCAAGGAGGAAGCTAAAAATCGCTTTCCAGATAAGCTAGAGAATATTGCACCCATGGCTGGAACGCCACAAAGGTATGGATCTTTCTATTTCTTGCCAGAAAACTATAATATGGCCCGCAATGACCTAATGGTGCTTTCATATGTATGGTACAAATGGAAAAAGAAAAAGAAACGTCTTTACAGTAGATCTAGAAACCAATTCTTTGATTATGCTGGCGGAGAACAACAGTTAGAGCAGATTTTGTATAACATTCCAGACATGGAAGAAGTGACCGTTGAGGTGCCATGCTGGAAGCTTGCTGTCGTTCTTAATGAGCAGTTAATGTATCAAGGCGACAATCCACTAGGATTCGATGGATGCCCTTTTATACCTGTTTTCTGGAACTATGAACCACATATAAATTATTATGATCTACGAGTGCGCAGTCTTGTAAGAACGATGCGTGACCCTCAATTCCTATTCAATTACAAAGTAATTGTTAACAACGATATTGCCGCTGCCACGATTAATGCTGGCTGGAAACGTAAAGTGGGGGCAGTTGCTAACGAAGACAATCTCAAGAAATCTGGTCAAGGCTATGATGTCATCATTAATGATGGCTACGAGATGACTGACGTAGAAAAAATCATTCCTAGCGCTGTTCCTGAATCCGATTTAGCTTTAGCTCAGCAGATGTCTGATCTTATCTTTAGTACTTCAGGAATTAATCTAGAGCAATTTGCTGGAAATAATGACAAACAGATTTCTAGTCTTACACTTCTAATGAAGCAAGCTGCCAATTTGATGGTATTCCAGAAATATTTTGATCAATGGGATATGTCATTAAAACTTTGTGGAGACTGGCCCTACAAATAGCCCTCAATAATTGGAATGCTGAAAAAGTGGCTTTATATATAGGGGAGGAGCCTTCTCCACATTTTTATTCAAAAGTATTTGCTAAATTTCAGACGATTGTTGAAGAAAGTGATCTCACACCTACCCAACAGAACCTTCAAGCTCAACAGATGATTCAAATAAATCAAGAATTTGGAAGAGAAGTCTTTCCTCCGAGTATGATAATTCCTAAGTTAAATATAACCGGAAAAGGAGAAATCATACCATATCTGCAACAGCAAGAGCAACAAGCTCAACAAATGCAACAAGAACAAACCGCCGTTCAGCATGCTTTTGAAAATGCTAAATTGCAAGAGTTAATGACTAAGGCTGCAAGCAATCTGGCAACAGCTAGAGAAAGACATGGCCGTGCAGAAGCGGATATCGGGCTATTTGAAGAAAGACTATCAGAAATTACCCAGAATAGAGCAATGGCCACTAAAGCGAAGATGGAAGCTCTAGAGAAGCTTGTAGATGTGATTGCTAAGTATGGCGAAATTGAAGCGGCTCTCAAGATGCATCAAATCGAATCTTTCGATGCTAGACAGGTTCATAATGAAGATAGAGAAAAGGTTGATGCTAAGATGACTGCAAAATCTAATGAATTTCTTCAACAAATCTTAGGCAACCAACAGCAGATGCAGACAAGAGAGCAAGAGGTTCCTGTTTAAAAAAATGTTTTGCATAACGTTAGATATTATAGTATAATGTGAGTTAATCAAAAAATAGAGGAAAAACCCTCTTAACAAATATATGAGGTTGATATGAAACAACATGACGATAGTCGTCCAGGTACTTTTAAGAGTGGTGGTCAGCGTATTGATGACCATTCCTTTTGGGCTGGTTCCAAAGGAAAAGATTCCGTATTTCCAGATGGCCCACATAAATGTAAAGATGAACATAGTGCAGAAGGTGCAGGTTCAGTTAGCAAATACGAAGACACTACTGAAGCTATTAAATCTGTGCAAATGCAAGGATCAGGCAAAATTAAAGGCCGTCCTTTAAAGCCTGGATATAGAAACTAATTCATCCCGCATAGTC